CAGGGTGTTCGGTGGACTGGCTGATTGGGTTGAAGGAGGAAGAAGGAAATGCCGAAGGTAACGATTTATGACACGAAATTTTGTGTAGGCAGAGGAGACCTGCCGTACAGTTTCCAAAGAGAGGGGAACCCTCATTGGGAGAATTTTAAAGCCCTGATGTGTTTTCTTGGTTCGATTGGGTTTTATGTGAGCGAGGACAAAGAGATGAAAAAGAAGTTCCCTTCTTTGAGCGAGACAAACAGAGTAGGTGGATTTGATGATTTGCGATTTAAAGCGCGGTATGCACCCAATATTTTTAAAATTGAATTTTATCAGGATGTGTTTCATGAAAATCCGCATGGTGGGTTTTATGATTTTGATAAATATGAAAAAATGCCATATTTGATACAGAAGCGGTATGACTGGACGATGGAAAAGCTTCTGAACTATTTTGAAAAATGCGGGTATTCCATAGAATTTGGGAAGAACACCTGCAAGGGTGCCGCATTTATTGTTAATGATTATATCCGCAGTTGGCATCATCCGCAGGAAAATTGGTTTTTTCTGAAGGCTGTGGACGGGCAGACTGCCGAATATGTAATTCAAGGCACAGACAGGGACGGAAATACATTGCGAAACGGAGAAACGAAATATTTTCGCGACTGGAGCGGCTATCTGCTGCGGGGAAAGGCATACCACAATATTAACAATATGTGGTGGATTCTGCTGGCGGATGGGCAAGTGAGAAATGTGGCTTGTTTTGATTTATTTGACCTGAAGGAAACGGATTTCAGAGGGAGAAGGAAAGAACACCGACCGCCGAAGGAATATGTGGAGCGGAAGGAGCAGCTTTCTCTTTGCAGTGTGAAGGAGCTGGAGAGAGAGTTGAAAAGGAGAAGGAGGAAGAAGAAAAATGAATGAAATCACTGTTTGGTTACCCTTTGTTGGGAATTTGCGGCTGGATGAGCCGCCGGAAAACTTAGAATTTTATGTAATGAAAAGCTTTCACGATTTCACGGATGGAACAGCAAAGGTGTACGAATTCGAGGACAAGCTGCACTATTTAGACAATCTGCGGAAAAGTCTGCACGCAGGGAGCACTGACGAGCATGTCAGAAGGCTTGTATGCAAGCGCGTGGAGCACAGAATGGAAGAAGAAGGCGATTTCCCGGACAGAAAGGACTTTCTCTGCATTGAATTTATGGAGCACTGCTTTGACGAAGGATTTATGCCATTTCATGACACCTATTATTTTGGAAGCAAAAGCGGAAACGAGGAGTGTCTGCGGTCTATTTTGCGGATTATCCGCACGGTTGTGAATTATTCCGAAGAGGAATATGAAAAGCTGTTGGAGGGGGAGGAATGAAAATGGATGCAGTAATATTTTTCAAGGAGAAGCGGAGGATGTGTGTTTCTTTTGGGGGCGACTCCTGTACCGGATGCTTGATTAACATGATGAAGGGGGTGCTGCGGTGCTCGCAGTTTTGTGAAAAATATCCGGAGAGGGCGGTTGATATCGTGGAGACATGGGCGAAAGAGCACCCAAGAAAAACGATTTTGCAGGATTTCTTAGAGAAGCATCCGAAAGCCCCCATAGAAGACGGCGCAGTTCCGGCAGTGTGTCCGTTCCAATTAGGGTATGAAACAGAATCGGAAAAAGACAAAAACGGATATTGCGAATCGACGGCAAGAGACAGCTGCCGCAGGTGCTGGAATAGACCGTTGGAGGGAGAATAGAGGGAGGAATACACCATGGAGGAAAAAAGAGAAAAATCAAATATGGAACTTTGGGCAGAGGAGGAAATCAGAATTGCTTGCGAGAGAGAGCGTGGCGATGCTTCGGAGGACGAGTGGGATTATGGTGTGGCGTGCTATGAGAGTGCGCTAAAGGCGTTCAGATCCTTGCTGGAGGATGAACACAGCGGGATGAGCATTGGATTTACGCTTGGGATTCTCAACAGATTGGTGAAGGGACAGCCCTTGACACCGATTGAGGATACGGATGATGCTTGGATTAAACGTGGACGATATCCTTACGAAAATGATTATATTACATACCAATGTAAGAGGATGAGCTCTTTATTTAAGCATGTATATACGGATGGACACATTGAATATAGTGATGTCAATCGTTTCAGCTGTAGGACATTAGACAGTTCTGCTTGGTGGCATAATGGTCATGTATCAAAAATTGCCAATGAGTATTTTCCCATTAAAATGCCATATGTGCCTCACACTTATAATGTGATTTGTCAGGAGTTCCTGACGGACAGAAAAAATGGAGACTTTGACACAATGGCGATTCTTTATATTTATAACAGTGCCGGAGAGAGAAAAGAGGTCAACCGATATTTTGCGGAAACAGAAGAAGGGTGGCGCGAAATCGATTTGTCTGAGTATGAACAGCGCAGACAAATGGACACAGACAGAAGGGCTGCTGAGAAGGAGGAATAAGCATGGATGCAGTGAGGTTTGTGAAAGAATTTCTGCGGATGTGTGCCAGCTTTGGAGATTACTGTACCGGATGTCCGCTTTACACAAAAGCGGAACCATTGGATTGTGCAGAAATACAAGGCAGATTTCTGCCGCAGGCAGTTGCCATTGTGGAGAAATGGGCGAAGGAGCACCCAAGGGAAACAAGGAAGGATGATTTTTTTGAAAAATTCCCTCATGCGGAAAAATTGAGTGATGGTATTCCGGAAGTGTGTGCAGCCAAAGTGGGCTATTTACGTGAATGTCCACATCCGAATGTTGAGGATTACTGCAAAGAGTGCTGGAATACGCCATTGGAGGAAGAATAAACCGGAAGGAAAGAGGAGGAGAAGAAAATGAGAATTTTGCAATGCAAACTGACAACGATTGAGGCAATGCTGGGGACGGCGAGCAACAACAAGGAGCTGCACAGCGAATTTATTGCGAGCCATGCGCCCGATGCGCCGAGCAGAGAGGAAGAGATTGCGGCGGTTGGTGTGGATGAGGTGATTGAAAAAGGGATGACGGTATTCTCAAGAAACAAGGACGGGAATCCTATCCTTTGGGACTACCAAATCAAAGGCTTCTTCAAGGATGCCTGCGGCGTGCTGCGGAAGGTGAAGGGCACGAAGAGCAGCAAAATCAAGGCTTACAAGAAGGAGATTGACGGGCTTATTTTTGTGCAGGAGCGGCAGATTCCGGTGCAGACGGCGGAGGAAATGGGGAGCTGCCAGCGTTCCTTGCGTGCCAACACGCCGCAGGGGGAGAGAGTGGGCCTTGCAAACAGCGAGGAGATTGCGGCAGGAGCTGTGCTGGAGTTTTCCATACTGGTGATGTCTGACGATTTGGTGCCGGCGGTGAAGGAGTGGCTGAGCTACGGCAAGCTGCGGGGGCTGGGGCAATGGCGCAACAGCGGCAAGGGAAGATTCCTTTGCGAGATTCTGGAGGAAAGAGCGGCGGAATTTTCGGACATTTTAGAATAAGCGCAAGGGCATAGCTCAGCGTAGCAAGGAAGTGCAAGGGCAAGGCAAGGAAGGGCACGGCATAGCAGGGCGAAGGCATCGCAGGGCATAGCATGGCAGTGTTCGGCAAGGGCAGAGGATACATACAAAGGAGCAGGAGAGAGGGCGGAGCAATGAGGAAAGAAGAAATCTGCAACATGGATTGCCTGCATTGCGTGCATCCGGACTGCATCAACGATGAGACATTGACGCGGCAGGCGAGATATTACTGGAGGCACAGGGAGCGTGTGCTGGAGAAGAAAAAAGAGGACTACCAAAAGAGAAAGGCGGAGAAGGATGGCGGACTACAAGAAAATGCAGGAAAACATCAAGCTGATTTACGAGAGGGTCAGCATGGGCGAGAGAATGGCGATGCTTGCCGAGGAGACAGCTGAGCTTGCGGATGCGGCGCAGCTGCTGCTGGAGAGCATAACGGAGAGCAGGAGGAGGGGGCGGAAATTCGCCTGCGGCAGATATGCAAGCGAGGAAGTGGAGGAGGAAATTGCAGACGTTTTGGCGGTGATGCTTTGCACCTTTGACGGGGAGACGATTTACAAAGTGCTTGACTACAGCGACAGCCATGCGAAGCCGGCACGGAGTGCAGGGGAACTGAAGAAGAGACTGCGGGAGTTGATTGCGCTTAGCGGCATTGTGCGGTACGTTGCATTCAAGAGGCGGAGGATTGGAAACAAGGAGAACCCGACAGACTGGAGACAGGAGCAGGCAGAGGAGTTTTTGAGCGTGTTCGTCGGAGGTCTGCTTGCGGCGATGACTGGCATCCTGCGGCAGTGGCAGCTTGCGGGAATTGGGTGCAAAATAGAGCAAAAGCTCACAAGATGGGCAATGCGGCTGAAAGGAGAGACGGAGGATGGGAATGACCTACAGCAAGATTGAGAGAAGCTTTTGGGAGACGGACGAGGCAAGGGAGCTGACACCGGAGGAGAAATACTTCTGGATGTACTTGCAAACCAATGCGAACGTGAACACTCTGGGGTGCTATGCCTTCCGGATGCGAAAGGCTGTGGACGAGACAGGCTACAACAAGGACACGCTGGAGAAGCTTTTGGACATCATGATACAGCGTGGCATGATTCTTTACGATGCGACAACGAGGGAGATTTTCCTTCTGCACTGGGGCAAGACGAATTGGAACCGCCAGACAGCAACCCTGCGCGCCATGAAAGCCGATTTGAAGGAGATCCGCTCCGAAATGATAAAATTCAAAATAAACACGCAGTTAGAAAAAAGCGGCATTTTCACGAAGGAAGGCGAAAATGATAAAGTTTCCGAAGAAAATGATAAAGCCGAAAATGCCGAGATTTCAGAAAAAACAGCGAACAAAGAGAACAATTCGGAACAAATGAGAACAAACGGGAACAATCAAGGCGGAGAAGGAGAAGGAGAAGGAGAAGGAGAAAAGAAAAAAGAAAAAGAAAAAATCCTCAAGAGCGATTCCGAAGCGTTTGCTGCCTTCTGGGAGGCATACCCGAACAAGAAAAACAAAGCCGTTGCTGTGAAGCGTTGGGACAGCCTGCGCGTGACGGCAGGGCTTTACGAGAAGATCATGGCAGGGCTTGCCAAGGCGAAGAACAGCATGGAATGGGCGGAGAGAGGGGGAAAATACATCCCTTATCCCTCAACGTGGCTGAATGCGGAGGGCTGGGAGAACGAATACCGACCGCTTGCGCCGGAGCAGCCAACGCCGCCGCCCACAACGCCCGGCAATGATGCCCTTGCAAGCCGCAGGGAACTGGCCGGCGGCTAAGGGGAAGGAGCGTGAAGCAGGATGGACGCGTTCAAGGATTTACACAGCGAGGAGACGGAGCGCGCGGCTTTGGGGTGCATGTTTCTGGACAGGAGCGCGGCAGCACTGGGGAAAACGATGCTGCTGGCGGAGGACTTCTACACGCCGATGTATCGGGTGATTTTCGAAGCGATGCAGGGGGTAGAGGAGATCGACGCGGTGACGGTGATGAACGAGCTGGCGCGCAGGGGCGAGGCTGAGAGGATCGGGATTGACCGGATTGCGGGGATTGCGCTCGGGATATCCACGAGCGTTTACCTACGCAGTTACATAGACGACCTAAAGCGGCTTGCTTACCTGCGGCGGGTGGTGCGGACGGCGCAGGAGATGGCGCAGGCGGCATACAGGCAGGACATCGGCGGCATTGACCGGAGCATGGCAGCCATGCGCGGGGACGGCTGGGGCAGCGCGGAGATTGTGACGCTGGCGGATGCCACGGAAAAGCACATTCGCGAGATTGCGACGTTACGGGAAAGCGGCAAGAAAATCGTCGGCTTGCCGACGGGCTTCACTGACCTTGACCTGATGCTTGGGGGACTGCGGAACGGGGATTTCTGCATTCTGGCGGCAAGACCGAGCATGGGCAAGAGTGCGCTTGCCTTAGACATTGCGAAGCACGCGCAGAAAAGCATGACGGAGCAGGCGGACAGGGTGGTTTTCTTCTCACTGGAAATGCCGGACAAGAGCCTCGGAAACCGCGGCTACACATCGGAATTTCTGATTGACAACGACCGCTTTGCCGTTGGGGCGAATGATGCGGCATGGCAGGAGACGCTGCGAGGGGTGGCGGAAAACCGCGCGGACTACGAAAGCGGCGCAGGGCGGATGATCATCCGAGACGAGACGGGGCAGACGGTGGAAAAAATGAGCGCGTTTCTGCACGGCTTACAGGGGCAGGGAATCCGCCCGCGGTTCATCGTGGTAGATTACCTGCAGCTCATCGTGAGCAAGGGGCAGGACAGGGTGCGCGAGGTTGGGAACATCAGCCGCGGCTTAAAGCAGATGGCGCGGGACTGGGACTGTCCGGTTCTGGCACTTTCCCAGCTGAGCCGAGGACCGGAAGGGCGCGCAGACCACCGACCGATGCTTTCCGACCTACGGGACAGCGGCGACATTGAGCAGGATGCGGATGTGATTCTGTTCCTCTACCGTGACGAATATTACTACCCGGACACGGAGAAGAAAAACTGTGCGGAGCTGAACATTGCGAAGCAGCGAAACGGCCCGACCGGCACGATTGCGCTGACATGGATGCCGAGAAGCACGACCTTCCGCAGCGCGGCAGGATTTCACGAGACGAAGGAAGCACCGCCAAAGGAATGGACTAGTAGCGGTTGAGCCGTTCGGTTATGACGAGCGAACGTATAGCGAATGCTGTGTGAGGCGAGGAATGAACGGCGAAATATAGCGGTTTCCGAAGCGAAGCGAGGAAAACTGACCATTGACAACGTCTTTGATTTCAAGGCGGACGAGGTGATAACATGAAAAACGAGAAGCAGGAAAGCCCGGCGGCAGAGATTCTCTGGCTGCGAGGGCTTCGCGCCTTTGTGGCGGAAAACAGTACAGAGCGGCTTTTGGCGGAGGCGGATGCCCTAGATGCGGCACGCGCGGAGGCGGAGGCGGACAAGCAGGCGCTTTTCCTGCGAACGCTTGCGCTAATCGAAAAAGGGGAGAAGGCGGACTTTTACAGCCGGGTGCTGCAATATGCGGAGCTGAAGGAGAGAGAGGAGAAGGGCGGCGCAGAGAAGGCAATCCGCAGGCATTGGGGGGAGCTGCAGCAGATGGAGAGAGGGATAAAGCGAAGATATGAAAAGCTGAGGGAGGGGTGCAGGTGACGAGCAAGAAAGAGATGGCGCGGCTGATTGCGCAGATGGCAGATACACCGGAGACAACGCAGTGGCTGCGGGAGCGGAACGAGGCAATGCGCAGGAGCCTGCGGGACATTTCACTTTCTGCGGTGCAATATGACGCAGTGGGCGGAAGGAGCGGACACGGGGACAGCACAGCCGAGAAGGTTTTGAAGCGAGCGGAGACAGAGGAGCGGATCCGCACCAACGAAAGAGCGATTCGAGACAGGCTGCGCCTACATTCTGACTTAAGCCTTGTGATGGCGGAGGCACTGACGGCGGAGGAGCGGACGATCATCTGGGGGAAGCATGCGGAGCATCTGGCATGGGAGCGGGTGGCGAGGAAGGCGAGACTTTCCAGAACTGCCTGCTTTCGGAAGGAGGCGGAGGGGATGGAGAAGCTTTGCAGGGCTTGGGATGAGAAGGAAAAAGAAAAAAGCAAGGATTAAACATCCTTGCTTTTTTGCTTTTTTTTTATGCAGCGGTATTTACAGAACGGCGTTCTGCTGTTCCAGCAGGGCGAGCAGTTCGCCCATGGTCATGGATTTGATGTATTCGCCAGCCGCCAGTTCATGTTCCTTCACATTTTCCGGTTTAATGAAATCATAGTTTGTGTAGATTTCGACACCGCAGCTCTGCTTGCACCAGACAGCGACCGTATCATCTTCGCCGAACTCGGCAATATCTGCTTCTAATTCTTCGATGAGATCTGTACACTCATGGCTAACTTTGACCCCGTGTGCGTTCACAAATGCCATACAATCATACCTCCAATTTTTTGATGAATTTAAATCCGTTTGAAGTTGTTTTCTTCTTGGTTCCGTTTTTTCGGATAAACCAATTTCCTTTGATGGTGCCTTCTTCCGTGAATTCTTTTGCTTTCGGGTGTTTTTTGGTTCCCGACCATTCAAGGAAGGAACACAGCCATCTTTCTTCCTGTTCTTCGGTTTTCTTCTCTGCCTTTTTTGCTGCCTTTTCTTCCGACAGGATAGCGTTGATTTTTTCATCGGTCAATTCTTCGATGCGGTCAACATCCAAATCGTAAAACTTGGTTTCATTGAAATAGTTGCTGGTGTGGTGCCAAGAGGAGTACCACAAGCAATTTTCTTTTAACGCCTTCAGAGAAAGCTTTTTCAGCAGCGCAAGGGAGCAATGCAATTCAAGTTCCCCTTGCTCGATTTGGTTTGAAATTTGGTTTAGAATTTCTTTTTTTGTCCACTTGCTCAAGGGCTTTTCGCCGTTCTGATATGCTGCTACTGCGTTGTTGCTCATGGAATAGCCGTTATAACCTGCCATGTTTCTTCCTCCTTCTTCTCCTTTTCATTTTACCCGTCCACTCCGCAGAACGTCAAGCCCTGCGGATTCGTTTTTTCTTTGGCTTGTTTCATCAGTTGGGAGGGGTGCCGCCCCGGTGCTGTCATTCGACTTCTACCAGCTCCATGCCATCGGATGCCACATCCGGCAAGAATGTGCCGAGGCTATCGGACGGGATGAACAGGTTTTTTCCGTCGAAGCTTTGGAAGTGTGCAAGGGTTCCGGCTTCTATCATGACATATTCGTTGAAATCCGCAAAGTTGAAATAGATTCCGCCGATGTGGTAGTAGGCTGCACCCTCTGCCGCTGTTTCCTTTTTCAGTTGTTCAAGGGTCATTGTAAGCTGTCCGTTTTCGTCTCTGTATCGTTTCGTGGTGGTTGCTCCTTTCGTTGTTCTTATACAAGTACTACAAATTTTTTTGTCGGATTATCTTTCACAAGTTTTTTGATTGTGTTATTCAGTTTTCTTGTTGTAAAATCATCAGCATACCAAGTTTTTATAATATGGGATTCATTGCCTTTTTCTACGAGGGAAACGATGTTTGCTACTTTCTTGATTGTTACTGTCATGTCTTTTCATCCTTTCGTTTTGCTGTTCTCTTAACTTCTTGACTTAATTTTACATCAAATTTAATGTAATGCAAATTGGCAATTACACTAAATTTAATGTATTATTTTTGTGCAGATTTTACACTAAATTTGATGTTTTACTATATTGACAGATACATGAAAAATGATGTAAAATTAAAAGAAAGAAGGTGATGCGAAATGTTAGTATACAAAGTTGATATTTTAGAATGGCTGAAAAAGGAGGGGTATAATACTTCCAGAATCCGAAAGGAAAAGCTACTGAGCGAGAGCGCGCTACAGTATATTAGAGAAGGGAAGCCGATTGGGTCGAAGCCTCTGGATGATTTGTGCAGACTATTGGACTGCCAGCCGGGGGATCTGCTGGAATGGGTGCCGGATCCGGCGGAGGAGTGAGAGAGAAGCGCTGCGAAAATGCAGCATTGAAAGGGGAAACGCTGCGGAAATGCAGCGTTTTTTTATTTTCTGCGGAAAAAATGTACGATTTGGGACGATTTGGGACGATTTGGAACGATTTTGTACGATTTGGTACGATTTGGTACGATTGACATGCTATAGTGGTATACAGGAGAGCTCGCGAGGGTTCTCCTTTCTTGTTTCCTCCTATAGCAGCGGTGGTGGGGGCGTTTGCGGGCGTTTCTACTGCCGCCATTATAAAAACATCGAGGATGTATAAACAGGGGGAGGGGCTGCATAAAATGCGCCGGAAGGGGCTTTTTCGGCGTTTATTTAACTCTTTGGGGAAGTGTTAAGCAGAGGCGGCGAAAAATGGATTTCTTCCTAATAAGGGGGAGAAAAAGAAATATTTAACACAATATAGTGTTATGTTAAATAAAAAAAGAGCGAGGAAAGCGGCGAAAAGCATTGAAATTTCGGGCTTTCTTGGCTCTTTTGCATTTATGCGGCGATATACGCACGGAAATTTATGCAAAAATTTTTCGGCACCGAAAACAGCAAAGTGCCGAAGAAAAGGGGGGTGAAAAGGTGGCGAGCAGCAACGAAAAAAAGATATACGAAAACATGGAAAGCCTTGAAGAATGGGCGTTTGCGGGGCTTTCGCAAAAGGAAATGGCGGAAATGCTGGGAATGGCATATTCTACATTTCGGGAGCTGCGAAAGAAAATTCCGGCACTTTCGGCACTCTTGAAAAACAGTGCCGATTTTTTGAAAGCGGAGCGGAAGAAGGAAGTTGAGAAGGTAGAGGTTTCGCTTTTGAACCGATGCCTGGGCTACAACGCGGACATCAAGAAGCACATGAAGGTGAAGAAGCCGATGCAGGGGGCAGACGGCAAGGTTTTGACGGACGCGAAGGTCATCACGGAGGAAGTGCTGGAGGAAGTGACGGAGCAGCAGCATGTTCCTGCGGACGTAGGGGCAATCAAATTTTATCTTTTGAACAAAGCAAAGGACAAATGGAAGGAGAACCCCGACAGGCTGGAGCTGGAGAAAAAGCGCGTTGCCAACGACACGAAGCGCACGAAGCTAGCGGAACAGGCGGCGAGCGGCGGCGGCGTGAGCGGAAAGACGATAGAGGAAATCTTGGAGGAAGCGGAAAGCGGTGGTGCAGATGCCGAGGTATGACGTTTTACGAGATGCGAAGAAATACATTGAAGCCTTTCTTTGCATCAAGACAAAGGAAAGCGAGATTGTTCCGTTTCGTTTAAACTCTGCACAAAAGCGGCTTTATGACTGCATCAAGCAGCAGCAGGCAGAGGGCAAGCCGATCCGCATTATCATTTTGAAAAGCAGGCAGATGGGCTTTTCCACGCTGACGGAGGCGTTGATTTATTACAAAACGGCGACCAGAAGCAACGTGAACAGCTTCATCATTACGCACAAGGACGATGCGACCACGAACCTTTTCAACATGAGCAAGCTATTTCAGGAGAGAAACCCTGCGAGACCGCTACTCAAGAACAGCAACGCAAAGGAATTGATTTTTGAGAACCCCACGAAGAACCGGCGCGAAAAAGAGCGGGTTCCCGGGCTGAAAAGCAAGATAAAATGCGCGACAGCAGGGGGGAAGGGTGTTGGGCGAAGCGACACATTGACGAACGTGCATGCTTCGGAGCTGGCGTTCTGGCCGGGGGAGATTGCGGAGACCTACGCCGGACTGATGCAGGCGGTGCCTGCGACAAGGGACAGCATGGTTATCATTGAAAGCACAGCAAACGGATTCAATTTTTTCAAAAGCATGTGGGACGATGCGGTAGCCGGAAGAAATGACTACATTCCCTTCTTTGCGGCATGGTTTGAAATGGACGAATACCGCAGGGAATGGCACGGGGAGCAGCTGACGGAGGAGGAAGAAGCACTCAAGGCTGCCTTCGGACTGGACAACGAGCAAATCATGTGGCGCAGGTGGTGCATCCGGAACAACTGCAACAATGACATAGACTTATTTCATCAGGAATACCCGTCGACACCGGAGGAGGCATTTATTGCGACGGGGGCAGGGGTATTTGACAACCGTGCAATCATCATACGGCTGCGGACGATGGAGGAGACACCCAGAAGGGGTCGCTTCACCTACGAGGAGACACAGGAACGGCTTGACCGTATTCTTTTGCAGGAGCGGCACTTTACCGAGGACGAAAAGGGGGAGATTCTTCTTTTCAAGGAGCCGGAGCAGGGCAGACCCTACACGCTGGGCGGAGACACGGCAGGAGAAGGGAGCGATTCCTTCACGGTGCAGGTAATTGACAACATTACAGGGGAGCAGATGGCGCGGCTGAAATGGCAACGCTGCGACGAGGACACCTATGCAAAGCAGGTCTACTGCCTTGGGAGATACTACAATGACGCACTGACGGCGGTGGAGACGAACTTTTCTACGCACCCACAGAAGGTGTTGGAATACTTACACTACCCGAAGCTTTATGTGCGGGAGATTTATGACAACTACGAGGGCAGGCTGCGGAAAAGTTTTGGCTTCCAGACGAACGGGCTGACGCGCCCTGTGCTGGTGGCAACGATGCAGGAATTCATGCGGAGCAACCTACATCTGGTGCATGACAGGGACACCCTGCAAGAAATGCTTTGCTTCATTCGCAACGAAAAGGGGAGAGCGGAGGCGGAGCAGGGCGAGCATGACGACCTTGTGATGGCTTACGGGATTGCACTGATGGCAAGAGCGAGCGGACAGCAGCGGATGGATGTGCCGGAAGAAAAGAGGGAGAAGAAAGCGAAATGGACGGCGGACATGTGGGAGGACTACAGAAACGCCGGAGCGAAGGAGAAGGAATACCTGAAAGAAAAATGGGGTACGCCATGGTAGCGAGGGGGTGATGGATTGAAATATGTGATGCCCATTGAAGACAGGAAGATGGTGGGCGTGATTGGGGACTATCTCAGGGAGCGGAACGAGAGAGACTATGTGCTATTTATGACGGGGGTCTACCTTGGGCGCAGAATCAGCGACATTTTGCAATACAGGGTACGAGATCTGAGAGGAAAAGACCGAATTGCCATTGCGGAGCAGAAAACAGGGGAGACAATCCTATTACCCATCAACCCACATTTGCAAAAAATATACAGGGATTTTTTCAAGGGAAAGAAGGACTATGAATTTGCCTTCCGCAACAGCAGGAGCAAGCAGAACACGCCGATTTCACGCATACGGGTATGGCAGATTCTGAATGAGGCGGCGGATGCGGTGGGCTACAAGGAAAGCCTAAGCTGTCACACACTCAGAAAGACATTCGCCTACTGGCTTTACATGGACACAGGCGGCGATATTGTGATGGTGCAGGAGGTGCTGGGACACAGTGACCCGAGCATTACGAGGAGATACATCGGGATTGACCAGCAGAAGAAGGAGAAGGCAATCAACGGATTACATTTTTAATTTTTGAATTTGGAAAGCTTGGACGGGAAGAAAAAAGCGCAGGGAAAGCTGCCGCTGTGGCAGGAGAGACTACGCAGAAACAGCGCAGCGATGCAAGAGGAATTTGAGCAGATGGACAAGAGAACGGCACTTTACAACGGGACGCGAGAGATTGACAAGGTGCCAAACGCGAAAAGCCAAGGCACAGCACAGGCAAGCGGCGTGCGAAACATTGTGGCGGAGCTGATGGAGGCACAGGTGGACAGCAGCTTTCCCATGCCGAAGGTGACGGCAAGAAGGCAGGAGCATGAGGAGCTGGCGAAAACGCTGGAGGACTTCCTGCGGAACGAAACAGACCGCCTGCCATTTGAAATGCTGAACGACATGGACGAGCGTATTACACCCATACAGGGGGGAGACATCTTCCTTGTGGAATGGGACAGCAACCGGCACACCCACGAGACGAGAGGGGAGCTTTGCGTGAGCCTGCTGCACCCGAGGCAAGTGATTTTTCAGGACGGGGTAAACGAAATCAACGACATGGACTTTATCATTGTGCAGATGGGAATGTCGAAGAAGCATGTAAAGGAAAAATACGGCGTAAGCGTGGATGACGAGACGGAGAGCGACCCCCAGAGCAGAGGCGGCAGAAACACGGCTGAGGACGTTGTGACCGTCAATTTCGGGTATTTTAGAAACGAAAAGGGCGGCATCGGGCGATATACATGGGTGAATGACATGGAGCTGGAGGACTTGGAGGACTACCAAGCAAGGAAGATGAAACGCTGCACGAAATGCGGAGCGGATATGACAGGCTTGGAGAAGTGCCGACACTGCGGCAACGAAAAGGCGGAGGAATACGACAGCGACGAGATGGAGCTTTTCGAGGACATTGAGACAAGGAACGGCGTGATTCCCATGATGACGGAGGAGGAGACTTTTCCGGAAGGGGTAAGTGAGAACGGCTTGATGATGGACGAATTCGGGAACGCTTACGAGGCTGAGCCGATGACGGTTGAGGTGCCGACAAGGATTCCGAGATATAAGCCCGACATTTACCCTATTGTGGTACGCAAGAATGTGAGCAGCTGGGGGAAGGCACTTGGCGACAGCGACATTGACAAGATTATGGACCAGCAGAACATGATTAAGAAATGCGACAGCAGGATTCAGGAGAAGCTGGACAAGGGCGGCAGTATTTTCACCCGAAGCGAAAAGACAGAGGTTGCCAAGACGGACGAACAGCTGAGAGAGGTTATTTTTCAGGGGGCAGACGAGGCGAACCTTTTCGGGGTACATAATTTACAGGTGGACACGAGCCAAGACCAAGCCATTGCAGAGGCGAACTATGAGCAGGCAAGGCGCATATTGGGAATTACGGACAGCTTTCAGGGCAGACCCGACCGCACGGCAACCAGCGGCACGGCAAAGCAGATTGCGGTGGCGCAGAGTGCCGGCAGACTGGAAAGCAAGCGCATTATGAAAAATGCGATGTATGCAGACCTCTATGCTGTGATGTTTCGCTTTCTGCTGGCTTACAGCGACGAGCCGCGGAGCGTGCGGCACAACAACATTGACGGCAGCACAACCTACAGCGAATTCAACAAATATGACTATCTGGCGCAGGATGCGGCCGGGGAATGGTACTGGCTGGACGATTTCCTATTCAGCGTAGACAACACCTCAAGCCTTGCAGGGAACAGAGAATCTATGTGGCAGGAGATTCGCATGAATTTGCAGACGGGGGCATTCGGCGACCCGGCAGACCCTGAGACGCTGATTATGTTCTGGGAGATGATGGCAGGGCAGCACTACCCCGGCGCGGCAGAGATTCGGGAGAGACTGGAGAAAAAGAGACAGGAGCAGCTGGCGCAGATGCAGATGCAGCAGATGCAGCAGACGCTTCCACCGGAGACACAAACACAGATGCCGCAGGGGGCAGAGTCTATGGGCGTGCCGGACATGGCGGTGGAGGATGCCGGAGGTAGCACGATGGAAATGATGTTGTAGCGGTTGAGCCGTCCGGTTATGACGAGCGAACGTCTGACCGACAGGTTGGGTGAGGCGAGGAATGGACGGCGAAATATAGCGGTTTCCGAAGTGAAACGAGGAAAACTAAAGGTTGTAGCGGTTGCGGAAAGCAAAAGGAGGTTTGACAGGTGGAATGTAAAGAATGTGGCGTAGAACTGATGATCAGCGACAGAGGGAAGCTGCTGTTTGAAAATGACGACAGGGCGGACATGCCGACAAGGGCTTACTATATCTACAAATTCAAATGCAGAAACCCTGCATGCGTGAACTATGACAAGGAGGTTCACGAGGAAAAGGTTTATATTGACGATTGATGAAAGGCTGGCAGCGAAAGCGACCGGCTTTTTATATTACCGCCATGCGCAGCGTAGGGAAACCAAAATGCGTAGAAATGGAGCGAGTGGATGAAAAAGCGAGGAATGACGGAAGGGGGTGAACGATATGAGAAAGCATGGAAACGGGCTGGAAGTTGGTAGAGCCGGCACGATGGAAGTGAAGGCAACAAAGGGTGCGGAAAGCACAAAAGCACCCAAGAAGCAGACAGGCGGCGACCTGAGAAGTAATAAGCGTTAAGCGCTAACTTGAAATCAGGATTTTGATTTGCGAGACAGAGGAAGGAACAGAGCTGAGCCTGACGGCGGCAGCCTGTTTTCCTCGGCGAAAAGGAGGAAAGTAGAATGGCAGGATATGACGAGGATTTCTGGGGCGAGGACTTCTTTGAGGAAGAGGAAGGCGCGACAGAAGGAGAAGAAACGGAAGTAGAGACAGAGGAAACAGCGGAAGATTCTGCGGCTGAGGACAGTGGCGCAGAGGATGAGGGTATCGGCACTGAGACCGATGGGGGTGATCCAGTATCTACAGCAGAGGAAGGGCAGGAATTCAGCCCCGACCTTTTGGCACGCATTGAGGCGGAGACACAGAAAAGGGTGGACGCACGCATTGCGAGGGAATTTGAGGGGATTTTGAACCCCTACACAAATCAGCCCATCCGCACAGAGGCAGACCTGACCGCTTACCGCAGTGCATTTGCGGCAGAGGAGCAGAGACAGCAGCTGGAGGAAATGGGCGTTTCCAAGGAGGTTTTGGACAACTACATTCAGAACCACCCTGCCATGCAGCAGGCACAGCAGGTGATCCACCAGCAGGAGCAGCAGGCGGCGAACGACTTTATGGCGAAGGAATTTGAAGCGATGAAGAAGGAGTTTCCGGACTGCGGACTGGAAAGCCCCCAGCAGCTGAACGAGACAGAGGCAGGCAGACGCGCCTTGCAGATGTGGGCAAACGCCCCCGGCATTACGCTTGCGGATGCCTACGCGGCAACGCACAGAAGGGAAATCAGCAAGAAGCAGAGCGCAGCGGCAAAGCAGGCTGCCATGAACGAAATGAACAGCAAGGGACACCTGCGCCAGACGAAGGGAAGCAACGCAAAGGGAGATGTGCCGGCAGAGATTGCGGCAGAGTATAAAAAATATTTCCCCAATGCAACGCATGAGGAAATTGCGGAAATGTACAGAAAAAATTGTGAGAGTACGGAATGAAAAGGAGTGAGAGAACATGTTTAAAGTAAAAGACAGACAGAACAGCTGTGTAGAGCCTTTTGAGTTTTTGCCTGCGAAAAGCGGCGAGGTCTACGCCCTGGGCGAGGCACTGACCTATACGAACGAGGTGACAAAATGCGCGGCAACGGCGAAGCCTACACACATTTGCATGGGCCCCGGGGACGGAAACGTGGTTCCGGTGATGCCTGTGCTTGCGACCACAAGATTTGAGGTGCCCTATGACGCAAAGCCTACGGCAGGGACAGCGGTGACACTGGGCACGGCAGGGCTGAGCGTGACAGCGACCACGACAAGCGGCGTTTTCACTATCACAGATGTGGACGAAGCAAACGGAACAGCTTGCGGCTTTTTTAAGTAAGCGGATGAGCCACTAAATCAAACATAACGGATGCAGTCAGAGGATGACTGCTTTTTTATTGCAAAAAAAAGGAGTGAACTACATGAGCGGAATTATTTTTTCTCAGGCGAGCGGCCTGAACGACAGCGTTTTCGGCAAGAGTCAGGAGCCTATTAAAAGCATGATTACGGCCGGCGTAGAAAGCTTTGAGGAAACCAGCCTGCTGAGCAAGATTTTCTACATGGACAAGACAAAGAACTTTGCGGAGAAATATGCAACAATGACCTCTCTGGGCAACTTTCAGGATGTGGGCGAGAACGGCGCGACACCACAGGACAGCTTTCAGGAGGGCTTCTGCAAGGTGATTGAACCCAGCACATGGAAGCTGGGCTTTTCCATCACTGCGGAAATGATGGAGGACAACAAAATCGGCGATATCAGCAATGCGGCGAAGCGTTTTACCACAAGCTACGGCAGAACGAGAGAGCAGTTCGGCGCAGCACTGCTTTCCAACGGACACAATTCAAAAATGAAATGGGGCAAGAAGGAATACAGCATTACCTGTGCGGACGGCAAGCCCTTCTTCTTCAAGGAGCACCCCAGCAAGGTAAGCGGCGTTTCGCTGAAGCAGAGCAACCTGTTTAAAGGGGCGTTCAGCGTGCTGACGTTGGATGCGGTGCAGGAGGCAATGCAGGACTTCAAGGATGACAAGGGGAACCTTTTGAACGTGAAGCCCGACACCATCATCATCCCCAACAGCGGCCCTCTGAAAAGAGCGGTTCTGGCGGCGGTTGGCAGTGAGCTTGACCCCAGAACGAGCAACAACGCTTGGAACTTCCAGTGCGGCTTGTGGAACGTGCTGGTGTGGGCGGAGCTGCCTAAGACCATCGGCGGCGAGCCTTACTTCATCCTGATGGACAGCGACTACATGCAGCAGTACGAATGCATGCCTTGGCTGGACAGAATCAAGCTGAAGGTAGACAGCTACATTGACCACAACACAGATGCCAATGTATTCAAGGGCAGAAGCAGATTTGCGGCAGGCTTCAACAACTGGAGAGGTGCGGCACTCTGCGGCGCAGGCTTAACCGGAGGCACAGACCTGACGGCACTGAACGGCTAACTTGAAAGAAGGAGGCACGAAGAATGAGCATTACTTGGAAGGAATTACAGGAAACGTGCCTGCGGAAGATGGACAGCTTGGACGGGGCGGCTCTGGCGAAGGACAGCAACAATGCAGCATACCTTTATGGTATGCCTGCCGCCGCCAATGAAGCCCTGATGCTTTTGGCAACGAACGGGAGATACTGGAAGAAGCTGCTGACAATTACACAGGGAGAGGGGGAGACCGCCACAAAGGGAGAGCCTTTGGGCGGTTTTCTTGCCTACGACCTGCGGCAGCTGGCGGAGGGCTTTTACTGCATTGACAAAATCAAGCGGGCAAGAGGCACAGAGTACGGCACCTATTCCGGCTATTTGATGGAGGGTGACCATGTGCTGCTGCTGCCGGCAGAGGACGAAGGGACGTTCCGCATTTGGTACAACGCATACCCCACGCGGATTACGGCGGAAACGGCGGCAGACTTTCCCATTGACCTGCACGAGGAGGCGGCGCATTATGTGGCGCACTACATGGCAGGGCAGCTATACAAGCATGACGACATCAGCATTGCACAGATTTACATGAACGAATTCTTTGAATGGATGGAGCGGCTTGCGGAAAGCGGACGAAAGGCAGACGGCAGGAACGCCGGCAGCGGCGGATGGGTTAGCGTGAAGGGGTACTACTGAGCCGCTAAGCGGCTAACTTGAAAGCGGGATTTTGACTTGTGGGACAGAGGAGTGATGAAGAATGGGGAGATTCAGTGTACCTTCCTCTCCTGCCAGAAACGTGGTGAAGATTGAGACCTTCAAGGGGGTTGACCTAAACAGCAGCCCCAGCAATGTGGAGATTACCCGAAGCCCCAACGCGCCGAACATGATGCGAGATGTGCCGGGGAAGGTGCGCAAGCGGCAGGGCTATGAAAGGATTGCACAATTTTCCGGCAAGCGCATCAACGGGGTTCACATTCTCAGGAGCGCAGAGAAGAACGAGGAACGGGTACTGATTCATGCAGGAGACAGCCTTTATCTGGAAGGAAAGGCGATTTACACAGGGATGGCGGATGAGAGAAGCGTGGGGCGGCAGTTCTACGGCAAGCTATTCATTTTTGACGGGAAAAAGGCACTTTGCTACGGCGAATTTGAAACAGAGGAAAAAGCCACAGCAGAGACGGAGACGAACAAGGAGGAAAAGCCGAAGGCATTCATGGTAAAGAGCTTAGAGGATGCGGCATACATCCCGACGGTGATTATCAGCCGAAAGCCGACCGGCGGCGGCACAACGCTTGAGCCGCTCAACCTCATCGGGCGGAAATGGAAGGAAAGCTTTCTTTCGGACGGGACGGCGAAGGTGTACCAGCTGACGACAACGGAGCTGGACGCGGACAAGGTGACCGCACGCATCATGACGAAGGAAGGCGAATGGACAGAGAAGCAGGAAGGCACAGATTTCACGGTGGACAGAAAGAAGGGAACTGTGACCTTTACGACCGCGCCGGGGGCAAGCCCTGTGGTGGGGTATGACAATGTGGAGATTACGGCGGCAAAAACAAGAAAGGGCTATGCCGAGAAAATCAACAAATGCAAAATCATTTCCTTATTCGGCGTGAACGGGGCAATGGACAGGATGTTTCTTTCCGGCAACCCGGACTTTCCGAACCGAGACTGGTACTGCAAGATGGCGGACGGGTTTTTCTGGGGTGACCTCTGGTACAGCACGCTGGGGCAGGACGGCAGCGCGATTGTTGGCTACAGCATCATCAACGACAGGCTTGCGGCGCACAAGAGCGACGCAGAGGAGGGGCGAAACGTCATCCTGCGCAAGGGGGAAATGGGCGAGAAGGACGCGACCTTCCCCATCATCGGGACGCTGACGGGCAGAGGGGCTTTAGGCAGCCACACCTTCGGATACCTTGGGAGCGAGCCTTTATTCCTGACGGACATCGGCATTATGGCAATTACGGCGGCGGACCTGACGGGGGAGAAATACAGCCAATCGCGCAGCTACTACATCGACAATGCGCTGACGGCGGAAAAGGGACTTGCGGATGCGTACGCATACATCTGGCGGGATTTTTACCTCGTCAGCACCGGAGGGGGCAGGGTTTACCTCTTGGACGGCTTACAGAAAAGCTACGAGAGAGACAACCCCTACAGCAGCTTTCAGTACGAATGCTATGTTTGGGAGAACGTGCCGGCAAGGGTTTTCTGGGAGGATGCCGAGGGGCGGCTTTGCTTTGGGGATGCAGAGGGAAACATCTTCCGATTTTTTGACGATGTGACGAACCAGAAAAGCTACAACGACAACGGCAGGGCGATTTCAGCCAGATGGGACACGGCGGAGCTTTCCGGAAAGCTTTTCTACAAGAACAAAAACTTCCGCCGGCTTGACTTTGTGCTTGCGCCTGCGATTGCAACGGGGGCGAAGGTTTTTGCACAGGTGAAGGGGGTCTGGAGTGAGGTTTTCGACAGCGGCGCGCGGGCGATGTACTTCGATTTCACGCACATCAACTGGGAGAGGATCAATTTTTCGACAGACGACACGCCAAGAACGATTGGCGGCAAGATAAAAATCAAGAAGGTGGACAAGGTTGCATTCAGCCTACGCAACG